CCATCCACTTCCAGAACTTCTTTTCTGAATTCCTGATAAGCTTTCAGAGCGTAAATCGTGTTTGCATCTGCTGTCCATGTAAGTTTCAGGGCTTTGCCGTTTTTGCCTTTAAAGCCTCTGGCTCTTAATATTTCCTGTAAGAGAAGCACGGATGTATTTTTGTCTCCTGCTTTTACAGTTTTTGGTTCAAACATATATTCCTCTCCTGTCTGTGCAGTATTAGATGATGTATTCTCAGGTTTTACGGGTGCGGATGCATCGGATACAATACTATAATCAGGTGTACAGAACTTAGTTCCGGGCATCTGACTGTTAAGATAACTCTTTGCGCAGACACCGCCACCATTTGCAATAATTCCAGATGCACCAGAAGTATTCCCCTCGATGGTATAGAACCTGTCTCCGATTACGGCCGTTACGATGCCAGTATGGGTGAAAGTTCCATTATGATAAAAAATTACAATATCACCGATCTTTGGATTAGCGTTCCTTGTAAACAGATTGCCGAGTGTTGGGCAGTAAACATAAGGCCAGTGCTTCAGCAGTTTCTTTGCCTTCTCTTGTCCGAATGCTTCCATAAAACACCAACTCACGAATGCTGCGCACCAAGGCTGCCCTTGATATGATGGCTTAATGTCTCGCCAGTACTTCGTATAGTTGTTCGAACCGGCGTTTGCAGTCTTACTGTCGAGCTGACTATTATTCTTCTTTTCAAGGTATCCAATCTCATTTTTTGCAATGAGAATCACTTTTTCAATAGCTTTATCCATTGCAGAAACCTCCTCTTTGTAATCCTTATAGAATGCATCCATGTCAACGTTACCACTAATGCCGGATACTTTTCCTCTACTGGAATACTGCCAGCCTACACCAACAGATGGACGCAATCTTTCCTGTACAGAGCCATTATCACTAGCCGGATAACGAGCAATCCAGCAATCGTACTTTTTCAGGGTGTCTGACAGAACGTTATTATACCAATCAAGATTGCAGTAGATACCGACCTTATAACCGGCTTTTTTGATTCTGGTCAGAAATGCTACTGCAATATTCTCAATCGCCTGTTTTCCAAGGTTTCTCTGCTGACTCCATTCAAGGTCGTAGAAGATTGGAAAGTCCATTCCGCGTCCGCCAAGAACAGAAATTACGCTCTCAGCTTCATCAATTGCCTGTGCCGGTGTCAGAGCGTAACTGTATTTATATCCGCCGACAAGGATTCCATTTGACTTGCATCCTTTGTAGTTATGCTCAAAAGAGGAATCGGTTCCAGATTTTTGATGGATTCTCAATATTGCAAACTTAATTTCAGAATTCGATACTTTCGCCCAGTCTGGCTTACTCTGATAAGATGATACGTCAATTCCTTTAATTTCCATATTTTCTCCCTTGCACGTATTTTATTTCACTATTCCTGGTTTTGATTCTGTTACTGTCCCGTCCTCATTCAATACATAGCCATCCTTTTGAAGTCTTTCAATTACCTTCTTATCCCACAGCTCAGGAACATCTGTCCATTTTTTCAGCCCATTGATTACTCGTTCTTCGAAAAATTTAACCATTATTCTTACCTCCGATTGTTGCAACTAATGTAGCAAGTTCGTCAAGTGCCGAATCATGCGTTGATACAAGTTCAGCCAGACCGTCAATGCCATCACCATTAATTAGAATTTTACGATTAGATTCCGCATTAAGCATCTGCATGACAAAATCCAACTTTTCAGACATGTCATTCAGTCTGTTTGAAACTCTGTTAATTGCTTTGTAGATATTTGTAATTTCTTTTTTATCCATATGCACCTCCTGTTCTTAGCCATTCGGCTATAAATAATTCGTTAATTTGCTAGGATTTTAGATACATAAGCAAGGGTCAATGCCACCAGCGTTACTGGCACTGTCGGCGTTCGCACTCCCGCCTCTGCCCACACCACAGAAGGAATCACTGCCGCTAGAGTAAGGCGAACGTGTCCAATACTGGCCAGATACATAGGCACTACTATAACGTGGTTTCTTATATCTGTTTGCAGTCGCATTCTTGAAATATTGATACTGTTTTCCTTCTCCTGCAAAAGAATACGTTGTACTGCCAAAAATCTCAATTTCAGAAGGTAAAAACGCATAGTCGTTAGATGTTTTAATTGTGTTACTTTGGCTACCTTCCGAAGTCAGTTTTCTAACTTGTTTCATCATATTCTGAATATAAGTAGGTAAACATTTCTTGTACACATTATTGCACCATGTACGCCTATCGCAGTACCCCCAACCACCGCTATTCGTGTTTGAACTGTTCATACAACCACATTCATGTGATGTATCATAAGAACTATTATATTCTGTCGTAGTGTCTAAATACAGCATACGTTCTGCCTGAATTGTAATAGCAGCTTTGGTCTTGCCATTGATAGCAGTCACTAAATCATCATGTTCGATTCCGATAATTACATAAATGTAATCATTCGCTTTGTGCGACTCACTTACGCCCGTTGCAGCCATTGCGTTGTGATGGATTGTTCTCTTGTCACCAACCGCCCAATAATCACCAATGTTGATTTTACCTGCGTAATGTGCTTCAATCATCTTTTCAATTTCCGCATCTGTTCCATCAGCAAATGCGACAATCTTTAAATCCTCTGGCTCTCCGAGGAGTCTGTTTCCTGCATCGTAGTTGTATACGCCATCGGTAGAATATGGGAACAGTGCGAAGTAATATTTCTTGCCATTTGTCAGCCCTGTGACTGTATATCCTGCGGTTTTGTATTTGTCACGAACTGTATTATCAACCACAAGCGTTCCGTCATCTGGGTTTGCAGGATAACCTGTTTTTTTCATTACAAGTTTTGTACCAGCCCATGTAGAGAATGTTGAACCATTGATTACTGTGTTTTCAGGGTCTTGCCACTTGATCGTGACAGATGCGTTTGCGTTCTCAATACTTGGATTGTTTACGGGTTTGGGAGTGACGGTTGTGCCACCGCCTTTTGCGTGGAGTGTTCCGTCTGCATCTATGAATGTTGTCTTGCCATCAGGTTTGACCTTACCAAGAGTTTCGGTTGTAGCAATCGGGACAGTCGCATCACTTCCTTTGTCTCCCTTAGGACCTTTGATGTTTACTGTTTCAGGATTGGCAACTCCATCAGCATTACTCCAGCTCAAATTTCCGTCGGTGTCTACGTCTGGCACGAATGTAGTGCCCTTGTCTCCTTTAGGCCCGGCATCTCCAGTCTCTCCCTTTTCTCCTTGTGGTCCAACATCTCCTTTTGCGCCTGTATCACCTTTCGGCCCGGTAATATTTACTGTCTGGGGGTTTTCAAGTCCTCCGTCATTACTCCAGCTTATATTTCCTTTGCTGTCTACAACAGGAGTAAATGTGATTCCTCGCGCGCCAGTATCTCCCTGCTCACCTTTTGGGCCAACTGGGCCTTGTTCACCTTGCAGCCCAGTATCGCCTTTTAGACCCTGTATTCCCTGCTCTCCTTTTTCTCCGGGGTCTCCTTTTATGCCCTGCGGTCCCGGGTCGCCCTTTGGCCCTTGCGGACCAACTGGTCCCTGCGGACCTTGCGGCCCTTGAATCCTGCCAGCATTGTTCCAATTTGTGCCGTTAAAAACCCACATTTCTCCATTTATTAAATACGCGTCGTTCTTCTCTGCGCTTAAAGGGAGGTCTGCCTCAGATTCTTTTGTACCAAGGATATTAAGAGATGTTCCATCATTTCCTTGTTCACCCTTTTCTCCTTGTGGGCCTTGTGGACCTTGTGGACCAACATCTCCTTTTTCACCTTGTGGTCCCTGCGGACCTTGAGGCCCTATAATATTACCAACATTTTCACTATCACCATCTGAAAATGTTATTGTCAAATTTCCATCTGTGCCGATACTGACCGCTGTGATAGAGATACCCCTTAGTGATTCTTTCTGCTCGGGTGTCAGCGATTCAAATGCTACGGTGCCATCCGCACCCTTTTCTCCCGGATCACCTTTATCTCCTTTTTCACCCCTTGGGCCCTGCTGGCCAGCAGGGCCCTCTGCGCCTTTCTCTCCTTTATCTCCTTTTTCGCCTTTTGGACCCTGCGGGCCAACAAATTCTCCGGCATTGACCATCTCTGAAATATCCTCAATGGAACACAATCGTCTTACATCATTAGCCGCAAATGCAATGTATAAGGCTTTACCAGATGGAACGGACGGGTCATTACCAAGAATCGCAACGGGCTCTCCGGGACGAATTTTTGACGTATCAAAATCGGCATACATACCGCGCCGGAATTGTATTGTATATGTATCAGCCATATTAGACTTACCTCCTTATGAAAGGAAATTATTCCTTATGTAATTCTTTACAGAATCAAGATTTTTCTGCACATTGTCATCCATTATAAGGAAATTGCCTTTATTGTTCTGACTGATAATACTTCCTGTATTCTCATCTACTTCTGAATATGTATATGCAATTCGACTTCCTTCTCCAGTGCTAAGATTCATAAAACTTGTTAAAATCTTTTTCATGATATTACCTCCATCTGATTGATAATGCTTAATCTGTCGTTAATAAGCTCTGATTCATAATCTGGTTCCAAGACCTCTGCTTCTTCTGACTCATAATTTGGTTCCGGGATTTCTATATCTCTTGCGTCTGTATAGGCCGTATCTCCCGGGTCAGTAAATCGCATATGTTCATATTCGACTTGTCTTGCTTTGATTTCGAACGAAAATTTAAGTCCCGGAGTTCCTTTTACAATAAAATAATTCTGCTCTTTCTCAGCTATCCAACAGTCGCCCTCTCCTTCTCTTTGCAAGAACACATAATATTTAATGCCGACATTTGCAGATTCCTGAAAGATATCATCTATGTCAATCATACAAGTTCCGTCATCCGATATTACAGACTCACCGATATCTCCAAAGAATGGGGTTGGCATTTCATAGCAGTAAAAGAGCTGTTCATCATAGTCTACCGTCGAAACTGATCTTGATTTTGTCCCGTTTACTTTCAGCTTCCCTCTGATAGAAGCATCTGCAAGGTCTGTCCCCGTACCGATGCTATAGAAATGACCACTGGCTTCTACGTGTGTGCCTGCTTTAACTTTTCCTGATGCTGAAACACTGCTCGCTGAAATGCTGCTCGCCGAAACGCTAGTATCAAACGAGGCTGAGCTTGCGTGTACAGTTCCTGTATAAAGATTAATTCCTCTGATTCGTGTTCCGTACAGTGTCCCGTACCCCGGTACATATACTCCTGTATTCGTCTCTGAATAAATCTCTCCAGATGAAGCGTCTAGTATTACTTCTCCATACGTGCCACTTGCCGAAAGCTTCTGGTAGCCAACTTTCCATCCTGCTAATTCGCCTGTATTAATATAATCAGCATTCATGTACACATTGCCATTTGATAGATACAGGCCTTTATTACTACTGTTATCACTTAGCACATCAATAATCTCTTGTTTAGACATCTTTCCTATATCAAGATTACTAAGCGCATTGTCTGTATAATTTTTTGCATTCGACAGCGCTGTTGAAGCCTTGTTCTCAGCAATACTGTATATCGTATCGCCATTTGCTAACACGAATGTATTAGGCCTGAGCGTAACATTTCCGTAGTTATCAATCGCAAATGTTGACGTTCCAGAACTGTTTGTAACGTTGATGTTCTTCAGATTAATCAAATCAGCTGAAATCTGACCTGATTTAATATAAGAAGCATTTACATACAGATGCCCGTTCTGCATATAAATTCCCTCTTGTTTGCCATTGTCTGTCAGAGCGTTAAAAACTCTTTCAAAATTGACAATTTTTTCAGCATCCAGTTCCCGCCAAGCGCCATCAGTCCCAGAAAACATATATACCTGGCTTGTAGAGAAATTCATGAAAATCGAGCCGTCATGCTTTTTATATTCTTCACTTTTCCACTCAGATGCCGGATAGTTCTGTAATGTTGGTGTATACGTGCCATAATAGTTCGGGATAGTCACATTATTTTGAACTGCCCCATCCACAACGTCCTTGGCAATTTGTTCAATAGTTCTGCTTTTCAGGGTAAAGTTTTCAACTTCTAATGTGACAGCACCTGTGTCGGCATCTATTCTTAATGTCGTATTCCCGTTATTATCTTTCGCTGTGAATCCTCTTGTGTTAATCCATTCTGATTGAATACCGATGGCATAGAGAATATTCAGAACGGCATCTCCATTACTATCAAAGCCGGCTTTCCATGTCTGACCGCCGTCTACTGACAAGAAGAATCCATCAGCACTTGTCTTATAAATTACTTTAGAATCAGCAAGTGTAGGCTTATCATGCCGGTACGTAATTACGGAACCATCTTCTTGTACTTCCTCTGTATAGAAGAAACCCAGTGTGTTTGCTGCAAGCTCGTTCATTTGTTTGAGCTTTACGTCATAGGCAGATAGTTTCTTCTCTATATCTTTTTTTGACTGCTCTACCGCTGTTTGCTGATCACCAATAAACTCGCTTGCATCTTCTTCAGCACTCTTTGCGCTACAACTCCATGATGTTGAACCGCCGAACACGAACTCTATATCTGTCACAAACGATCTAAAGACACGATTCTTTGTATCAATAAATTCAACTGGATCGCCAAAAGTGGCGTATCCGTTGGCAATTCCGTCGCATGAGAAAGGACGCATTCGCAAACCGATTAATTGATTTCCAATAGCTTCGACTCCTGCCTGTACATTGCCCGACAATAGCTGATTGTCAATAGTAATCACATAGCCGTCCTGACCTGACATATATTCGGTCTCATCTTCTACATATTTGACACCTGTTACAATAACATCGTCTACGTCATATTGTAGATTCTGAATTGAAAATAACGCGTGATAATCGTTATTGCTTAACGTACCACCATCAATCACAGTCCCCATTGTCCATGGATTAAGCGTGCCGCCATCCAGATCATCACCATTTGTCCAGTTCTTTACTGCTCCACCATCGTAAATAGTCGTATTGGTAAATGTCTTATCAAACGTAATAATCCTGAGTAAGTCATTTTCGTCGATTCTTGCATTTCCACCGGCTATCCCGGCACACGTTCCGATTACTGTACGGTATGTCGCATTAGATGGCGCTTTCCGAATCTGAAAGTCCGCATTTGGAAACATTGCATCTCCAAGAGTGATTCCACATTGCTGGCAGCATTCTGAGAGCAGTTCCTTGACTGTACAAGGAAAAGACAGGTTAGAATCATATGTCTTATCAGCATTGTGCATTTTATCTAAGAGAGAAAGACTTATTTCGCTCGCCGTTGCAGGCTTTTTCGACACAATGTAAGTACCTCTCTTTATAGCTTCTATCCTGTCGGATAACTGCACATTGAGAAAGATAACAAACCTTGCGGCGTTAAAATTATATCCGTCAAAGCGCCCGTCATCATTTACCAATGATAAACTTGCCGTTTTTTCTATTGCTACACCCACCGGGAAGCCCACAGAGTCTGCTGAATCTACGAGACTATTTCCAGACAGATAAAAGTCTTTTTTGCCTAGCTTAAGAGTTGTACCATTTGACAATGTAACATTTGCTGTCACGTAATAATTTCTGTTTGTAAGAGATTCTTTCTTTAGCTGAGTAGATACATTTATCAAATCGGCTCAATCCTCCTCACATTAATAGACAAATCTGTCCACTTTTCTTCCCCATCTTTCAGAGTTTGCGCAGCCATATTAAAATTTGATGCGTAGAATGTTCTGTCTACCCATCTTCCCGGAATAGTTGGGTCTTTATGGTGGAATGTGAATTGACTTTTGTTAAGTACAGTATTTAGTATGGTTGCTATTTCAGCCCATGTAAGCTCGCCCCATTGCATGTCATACCCACCAATTGTTCCCATTGGTGTATTGTGCATAATCAAATCCTGACTTCTTTTAGAGTCTTCCGTAGAAGTGGTTGCGAACACCGGTTTGTAACTATCCGGTGCTCTTATAACAACGTTGTCTATTTTAAATTGTTCCTGCGGCATATTCTTCTCCTTACGCTAACTCAAATGGGTTCTTCCCATTCCGGTTTCTTCTCATTTCAGCTTCACTGATAATAATATCTAACAGTTTTCTGCCAGATGCATTAACTGTAACATTGTAGGTATTTCCATCTCCCTGCCCTTTTCCTGACTCTTCCCGGACGATCTGCCGTAATAGGCTTTCCGGTGCTTCCAGGTTATTTCCTTTCTTCTGGTCACCTAATACCGCAAGGAATTCTGACCTTGGCGGAATAACTGCGCCACTGGCCAGATATGGGATAGTTCCGATACGTGGAAATGTCGCATGAAATCCAATAGTCTTTGAACCAAACGGTGTTGGAACAGTCCAGGGTCCAAAGGAAAATGCAGATTCAATTCCACCAATTGCATTATTAATCATCCCAACTGCATTATTAACAATGCTGATTGCCTGATTAATCGGAGCTTTAATAAAATCCACAATGCCTTCAAATGCAGATCTGACTGCATCTCTGGCGGCATTAAACTTATTGATGATAGCATTTTTTATCGCTTCTACTTTATTAGAAACAAATGTAGTTACATTTTCCCATACTTGGGATGTTTTATTCTTTACGCTATCCCATACGCTCGCAACTTTTGTTTTAATTGCATTAAATACTGTGCTGGCTGTGGATTTAAGAGAGCTCCAAAGGCCAGAAAGTGTCTTTTTGATTGCGTTCCAGATTGTTGAAGTCAATGCTTTAATCGCATTCCAAGCAGTACTGATGATGCTCTTTATTATACTCAACGCGCCTTTTGTTACGGTTTTAATTATCTCCCACGCACCTGACACAACATCTTTGATAAAACTCCATGCTCCATCCGCAATCTCTTTTATTCCCTGCCAAGCCAGTTCCCAGTCTCCTGTGAAAACGCCGACAAGAAAATCAATGATTCCGCTCAGTGTATCTGCTACATCACCAATTATTTTAATTAATGATTTCATAACTTTTATTGCTACGGTGCCTACAACGTTAATTATTTCTGCTACGACCGGAAGCAAATTCGCGATTATCCAGTTAATCAAAGGCACTAATACCGACTCCCACAGAAGTTTCAGAGAATCAATGAGTTTTCCGAGGAATGTTTCTATCTTTAAAATCGCATCCCCTAATGGTCCCTCTAATAGCCCTTTGAACTGTTCTGCCAGTCCTTGCAAAACTGGAAGAACATAGGTGTTGTATCCAGTTATCAGAGTCTCAAATATGCTTGATAATCCATTCGCTATAGAATCAAAGAACGGCTTTACGTGTTCATCGTATAACCTCGATATTGCGTCACTAAGGTTTTGAACAACTGTTAAGACCCCACTTGTTACAGTTTCTATTACTCCGAGGCTACCCTCGATTGCGGACTTTAAAATGTCCTTGTTGTCGATAAAAGGCTGCGCAATCATGTTAAGGATGTCTCTGCCAAGTTTTGCAGCCGTTTCCGTAAGAACCATTCCGATTTCAGCAAAGATTCCGATTAAATCTGCTGTGATCTGTTGCGCAGTTTCTCCACCGAAAACTGAGAAAACATCAGCGAAAGCAACTGCAAGATTTCCACCTATTTGTGCAATTTCAGAGCCGATATTGAACATATCTATCAGATAGTTCTTTATTCTTTGCGTGTTCTGCTTTAAAAACTTTTCAATTCCGCCTATAATGTTTTGCGCAATTGTCAATCCAATTCTGGCAAATGAACCGGCAACTTGTCCAATTGCATATGCAAATGAATCAAGAAAATTATTTGCTGCTTTAGTAACTTCTGAATCAGTAAAGATATCCTTTAAAGATTTCCATATGGAATCGAGATCCTTTTTTATTCCGTCAAAAATTGGCTCGTAATCTCCTAACCCATCCCAGAATCCTTTTGCGATTAACTTAGCCAACTGTTTAAATCTGTCGATTATCTTTTTTAGCGGTTTTGACATTTTATCAAGAACTGTCTCACCCTCTGCCAATTTTCCATAATCAACATTTTGTACAGCATCTTTCATCTGATCTGCAAGTCCGCCGGTTGTACCCGGTACTTTTGAAGATGAATCCGCACTTTTATCCGTTGAGTAATTATTTATTTCGTCGAGAGGACTAAGATATCCTTTTGCCGCCTTAGTAGCTTTCTTGGTTGCGTCCGCTGTATCATTTGTTGCATCTGCCAACTTTTCGGCATTGTCGGCAGCATTTCCATATTGGTCTGCCGTATCAGCCATTGCATCTGTCCCGGCAAGACCTGCGCCACTCGCGCCTGTCTGGCCAGATGATTTCTTTCCGGTGATTAACTCCGTAAATGACTTGAAGGCATTTGCCAGAGTTGCTAACTTACCGAGCAAGATATTAATAACTTTCAGAACAGGAGTGAAGAGATTGATTAATCCCTGTCCAACTGTCGCCTTGAGAGATTGCAGCTGTAACTGCATTACTCTTACCTGGTTCGCCCAGCTGTCTGAAGTACGGATGAAGTCTCCAGATGCGGCAGATAGCTGTTTCTGCACAAAAGCCAAACGAAGAGCCACTTTCTCCTGTTCTGTCATTTCAGATGTGGTTTTTCCGTAGCCATTGGCAAGTGCGTACTGGTCGAGTGCGCTTTGTGTAAGGACCACGCCCAAATCTTTCAATGTTTCCGTTTCGCCTGTAAACACTGATTTCAGCTTAATATAAGCCAAGTCCTGACTGATGTTATAAAATGATGCCACGTCACCAGTCAGCTGCGTTAGAGCCGTTGACATATCATAAGCCTGCGCTTCGGAGAAACCGAACGACTTAGACATTGCTCCGAACGTACCGACATACTGCTTCGCCATGGTTTCTGACAGTCCGGCAGAGGTCATAGCATTCTTTGCAAATTCGTTTACCTTGTCCGACATGGTTGTGAATGTAACATCGACCACGTTCTGCACTTCGGCAAGGTTAGAGCCGAGTTCTACGCATTCCTTACCGAACTGCGTCAGTTTTCCAATCGCAAATGCTCCGCCAATCAGTACGCCTATTTTTTTTACTACGCTGCCAAGTCCGTTAAAAGACTGCCTGATTGCTGATACGCCGTTTTGCACGCCTGATGTGTCCATTCTGGTATCAATAATGACTGAGCCATCAGCAGCCATGTGTCCACCTCCTAACTATTTGAGGTTCAACATCTCATTCAGCGCATCCTTGTACGCTTGCTCCTCGTCGCTGAGACGTGTTTTTATATCAATAATGTTCTTATTTTCTTGATAGAATTTCTTCTCCCATTTATCGAGTTTTTCACCCTTTGCTTTTTTTGACCGGATTCCAACTACGGTATTAAAAAGGCATTCACCGGATTCCATAAAGTATCCGAAGAACGTCCACCAGTGCATATAAGGTACTGATCTGATTTCTTTACCAGCAACCTTGTTCACAGCCGGAACGATCATATCTCCATCCTGTTCCCAGTCCATCAAACGGGGTTTGGACTTGTTCGGGCTATCATCGAATTGACCACAATCAATAAACTCGCAAGCTTTCTGACAAGCTTCTGTAAGATGTTCCAGGGGTATGCTTTGCCAGTCCTCAAACAAAATCTGTAACATAACAACAGCTTTCGCCTGTTCATCCAGTTCTGGGTCATTCATGGCTATGAGAATATCAATAATCGCTCGAAAATCTGTCCTGATAGAAAAATCCACCCCACTGATGTTGAGTGAGGCGGGTAACTCATAGGCGGTCATTTTGTATACTTCTCCGTGTACCTATTGACCACTTCCTGCATTTTTTTCTTTCTCTTTTCAATTTCCGGAGTAAGTGCTTCATTGATTTTGTCCAGAACGATATAGGCAAACACCTGACCATTTCCAAAGACAGTTGTTGCGGTAATTGGTTCTTTGAATAAATCCTTAGATGCTTCGTATCCGAGCATGTAATTGATTTTGTCCTCAATCTGTTTATTAATCTCTGCCATCTCTTTACTAGAAGAAACATTTTTAACAGATTCCTGAGCCTGTTCAAAGAAAGTTTCCAATTCTTCCGCTCTTGCTGCAACATTAATGTCAGTAGGGTTCAGCTTAAATGAAGAGAACACTTCACCCTGTTTGTTTGTGAATGTGAAAAGAAGAAACCCATCATCAATGTTTGTATTAATTGTTTTTGCCATTTTCTATGCCCTCCTAAAAATTATTCGCTGTCGGCTGTGAATGTACCGGAACTGATATCAAACTTTCCTTTTACACGTTCGCCAGTATAATTGACGGTAAATGGAATCTGATAGCCGGATGTATCACCGCCGTAGGAAGTCGGCACAACGTAGCAGTCCTGCTGATATGCTTCATATTTCCCTGCTGTGGCTTCTGTCCAGAGATGAACCTCAACTGCTTTTGTTTTGAGATTATCGTCTTTGAGACGTCCATCTACAATCTTCTGTAACGCTGTAAACAAATCAGAAGTAGTGTCTGCATAGAACGGATCAGCGTCAGAAGAAACTTCGTAGCCGTTATGCTTGAATGTGGATTCTCCAAGAATGTTTTTAGATGTTTCAGTATCTGGATTGAGTTCTACATTGTACTCTTCCAGATCCTTGCCAAGACGCTCATATTTCGGTGTCAGTCCTCCACAGAGGGAACCTGCATCAATATAATGAGCCATATATTTACGGTCAATCTTGCCTGTAACTGCCATAGAAATATCCTTTCTGCCTATAACTTCAAGGCTGTGTAGGTTAGCGACTATCTCCTATTGATAGCCGGTTGTTACTTGTTATATTACTTCATAAGTGTTTTCGTAGCGTACTGACAATGGCAATAACCAATCCTGTACGCCGTTCTCCTGTGGCTCTAAACCATAGGAGTTATCACGGGTGATACGTTTTATCACTCGCCCCTGCGAAAGCTCTGGAAACGCATTTAAGTGTGTCTCAGAGCCATTTATAATAACTGGTTCCCGGCATATCCATTTACCGAGATTATCCAAAAATTTCTGAACAGATAGTTTCTGTCTCTCCTTGTCAGATGCCGTTCGGTATACCACATAAAACGGATACTGGCATATCTGGTGCATCACACCACAGACATCTTCTTTTTCTGAATAGATTAAAGCTCCATTATCTGCTGAGAACGCAATACCTGATTCCTTTCCGAGTTCTTCAAATTTGATTGTTTCATTTTCGTACAGTCCCGGATACTGGTTCAGAAGTGCTTTCATGGCATCTGTCAGAATCTCATATCCAGTTGCATCTTTTCCGATAGGTTTATCCGCCATGTCTGCCGCCTCCTGCCTGTGCTTTTACTTTGCGAATCCATGTGCTACCGTATTGTCGTTTAGCGGCATCGAACCACTTTGCCTGCGCCCGTGGGTGTGCCTGTTTGGCGTATTCAAGATTTTCCTTTGCGGCTGTCTGACCAGAAAACTGACTGACGAGGACTTTCTTGGCTCCACGTCTTGCGTATGGACTTCCAGTTGCTTCGTCAACCATTGTTTTTCCCTCATACAGAAAACGCCCATAAGGAGCAGCTGCAGCACATACAAATCCAGTTCCTTGCAATGATGCGCTCTCAACTCTTGTTCGATTGATAAAGTCCCCTGTAATCATCGGCATAAATGGTATCATGCTGTCCATAACCATTTCGTCAAGAAGGTACTGGGCTTCTTGGTACTGCCTGGAAAATCTATCCATATTCAGCTTGATTTTCATATCTCCGTCAACTATGGAGAATCCTTTGAAATGATGAATCTTACTCATATTACTTACCCAGAATCTCAAAATGTGGAATCAGTGTATATGGACCGCCAACACTGGTAATCTTAAACACGTTATCCTTATTCTCATTCATGTACTGATAGAATCCATTCCGATAATCACCATCGGATATCGTTCCGCCAGTCCACTCACCTTCCCAGAAGAATGATTCGTCCGAGAATGTGATAGTATCTTCCAGAGCGTTGTTAATCTGCCTTTTCCACTCTTTAGGCGGCACCCATGGAAGAATCTTACCGCCTTTATCAGTAATGGTTATATCACCGTTCTGAACGGCATAACGGATGTGTAACTGTGCGTTGTCAGTTGCGTCTGGTCCGTACTTTTTAAGGATTGCTCCTTTGTCCGTAATGAGATCAATACCGGATAGCACATGAGGATACCAGTACGCATCTCCTGTCGTGGCTGATTCATAATAATCAAAAATCGTCACAGTTTTTTCGTACATGATACCCTCTCCTTAATTATTCTTTCTGCACTGTCTGCTTAATAACCTGATTCACACCAGTAGCCGACAATCCATTAAACATGCCGACCGCAACTGCCGTGATATAGTCCGTTGCCGGAAAGTCTGGAATAACTCCCATTCCGACTGCTCCGAGAATTCCACCAATAACCGCCATGATTACTGGAATCCATTCGTCAGAGATTCTCTTTGATGCTTTGCAGCCCATTCCTACAATGTAGCAGATCATAACGATTGCTATACATGAGCCTAATGTTGAAATGTCCATATAATCACACTCCTGCATATAATACTGGTATTCCATTATCCGTCCTTACTCCCATCAGAAGTGGTAAAGCTGTCTTTAAGAGCAAGTCGTTCGTTTTTTGTGCATCTCCGGCGACGGCATACACTGCACTCCACTCTTTTGCACTCGCTCCAATCTGCTGAGGTGTTGCGTAAGAGATGGATTCACTGCCGGATGATACAGATGTTACAATGCCTGTTGATTTGCCACCGGCATTTATGTCGGTCACATTTGCTGACGCCTGATTGATTGCATTCTTTTCAGCAAGCTCAATCTGATACATTAATTCAGCCAATGAACAGACCGCCTTTTTGATACGCTTCTGTGAGCGTTCGTTTGTTGGCAGTCCGTCCACCAGTCTGTCAAACGTCATTGTGTCCACAAAATCACTGGCTCTTTCTGCCAGTCGTGGAAAGTCGGTTTCTGGCACGACATTGCCGAATGATTCTGTATAGAATTTATAATCTGCATAAGCCATGCCAATCACCCCCTACGTTTATGATTTCGCTGTTACGCTTGCACTTCCGGCATTCAGTGCCTTGTATGTTCCATCACACTCAACCACTGTGATCTTCTGTCCGGTTGCTGCCCCAATTTCATTTTCTCCGCCCCATGTAGTCCAGTTCCTGAGGTTCTGTCCATACTCAACAGTTACTGCGTTTGATGCAACTTTGTATTTATATACGTTGTTGATATTTTCTTTATCTGGTTTTACGGTAATTTTTGTTTTTTCAGTTGCTGTTCCTGCCGCAGATGTTACTGTCAGAGTGCCGAGTGTCGGTGTTTCGTCAATGGTAATTACTGCAATTGCATCAATGTACTCTGCAAAAAGAGTAAGTCCCATAACTGCGAACGCTTCGGAAACTGCTGTGTGGTAGTTGCCCTGAGTGTGGAATCCGATCAGGTTTGTCTCGCCAGATACGGTGTATACAAGCCCTGCTCTTGCGAAGTCAGATTCGTTCGGGTCAACATAATACAGAACGATGTTCTCGACAGGTGTTGCAATAACCTGTCCTCTCGGGATTTCGCTGTCAGACAGTAAAAAGATTGTGTTGAATCCCATAAAGTCTTTCATGTACTGGAAGCCGAACTGGTTCTGAATAGTGATCTCAGCTGCTCCGAGATATTCATATACGTCCAAAATGTTGACAAATCCAACAACGCCAGTCACGTTTCTGTGCATCTGCTTAAATTTGTTCTCAACACGGCCTTTAGCCATTGCCAGAGCCATCTGGAATGTTGTTTCTGTGGAAGTAAGTGTACCGGTTTTCAGATAGTCATAAAATCTGCTGGTAACGTCAGTCTGAAGCTGGAAAAGGAATTCATCATCAGTCATCTGAACGGCGTTCTCATAACCGTGATCCTTGATTGCTTCGATAGATACAGCCTTTGCGTACTTTTCAATGGTCATTTCCGCATAGTTCTTTTCTTTTACAGTAAATTTGCTGTAAGGAATTTCCTCACCCTCTGCCACTTTTCCGCTCTGTAAAGTACCCTCTGCGTATTTGGACTTGAGTACAGCACCCGGCTGCTTTTTGATAGGTCTCATGATACCCAGAATCTCACGCAAGTGTTCCCAGTTTCTTTCGAATCTGGTAACAAAATCAATCTCACGTGCCGTTACCTGGATATCATTAGTCATAATAAGATTTGTTTTTGCTGGCATAAAAAATCCTTTCTACCCATAATTGTTAAGGTATTGGGTTAGCGGCTATACTCTGGTGTATAGTCGGTGTAAAAATCACTGGAATAACTGGATATTCTGAGCAATTGCAGCCTGTCTCTCGGACGGGTCTTTGATCGCTTCGATATCTTTTTTGGTCATACTTCCCGGTGTCTGCTGCTGTCCAACGTGAGTGGTAAATCTTGCCTGGTTCTGCTGAGCCTGCTGCTGAGATTCGTCCACAAAAGCGGATGCATCAGACTGTTTCATCTGCTCAATCAGATCATTTAATCCGAGAATTTTGCCGTCTTTCAGCTTTAATCCTGCTTCTTTGATGTCTGCCATGACTGATTTCTTTGCCGCTTCGCTGGAAAACTTAACGTCATCGAGTGCCACTTTCAGAGCATCCGAGAAATCACGGTCGTAGATTTTTGCATTGAATTCTTTCTCTGCATCTGCCGCTTTCTGTTTCCAAGTCTCTAACTCGCTTTTAATATTTGCCGGGTCGATACCGTCAAAACTTTTTAAGGTTTCTTCTGCTGTCTCAGCACGTACTTTCCAGTCATCACGTTCTCCCTCGACTTTTGACAGAGTTTTTGCAACTTCCTTTGCATTCTTGTAATTCTCAGAGAGTGCTTTCTTTACATCTGCCTGTTTATCCTCCGGGATTTCAATTCCAAATGATTTTAAAGTGTCAATAAGTTTCTGCATAACATCCTCCTGGTCGTGTTTATTGACCTGCCGCCGCAGGTAAATGGATTAAGCCAGTTAGACCACTGGCAAGGTAATCGGAAAGGCAGGAATCGAACCTGCGACCTCACATTTACAGTGCGATCTACCACTGAGCTACATTCCGTACCGCCTATAACGGCCAGTTCTCTGAAAAGAAACTGGGTTGATTCCCACATCACATGCTTTCGGACCGGATGAAAATATCCAGATAAGCATTAACCTTTCCATCGTAAAACACATGAACTAGATGGTTCTTTTAGAATTGCCGACTATCACTTCTCACGGCCCGTGGTCTCATCTCTCTAAAAAGTTTTTTACGCAAACGCCTAGTGAGTTGTACGTTTACGCTCATGCGTAAATCCACCTGAGACATAGACCGCCTGTATACAAACAGCTTAACTCTAAGCGGATTAAAGCGGAACGCCCGGAATCGAACCGGAGACCAGAGCGCGACTCTGTCAGTTTTCCACTAGCGTACATTCCACATAACCCGGATTCCCGGGTTAGCAAGGTGTTTAACGTGTCATGCCTGCCACGAGTTGTTTCGGATATTTATTTCTTTTTTAAAAGAAAAGTATGAATAACAAAAACCTTAATCAAGGAGGTGAGCCATCTTGCGTGCCAGATGGCAAATACGCACGACAGGATTCGAACCTGTTCAACTTTCCGTTAAAGCGTGCGTACCAGCTACTAAATTAAAGGAAGGAGGATTAAAACGAAAATGTCAAAAACAACCGTTTTACTTGTGCTTCCTGCTGCACAATTACATTATAACAGATTTCTTTTAACTACCTCTCTACCACTTTTGTGTTTTTAGAGCATATCACGGAGTTTTTCTACGTATCTCTTGACAAGATCACGTTCTTCCCGGCACTCTGCATCCTTGGACATATCACTCATTTCTGTTGTAAGTTCGTCCAGATGTTCTTCCAATGCGGCGAGCATCTTTCTTTTGCAGTCTTCAGACTTGCCGGAACGATAGCTCTGTTTCTGTGTCATATAGTCGTCATAAGCATCTCGCCCATCAGAGCGGCTGTAATGCCCTCTAACATAATGCTCGCCACGTCTGGCATAAGAACTGCCCCGGTCGTAATCCGGCATCATTCTGCCATCATTTGCGATGTATCTCCCCATGCTGTCACGCTTTCTTCCACGTTCACTGTAATCGTCATTGTATCCGCCACGCATCTCATCAAGGACAGTGTTGTAGTACTCTACTTTCTTATCCCAGTACTGCGTATTCTTGATATCTTTGTACATATCAATCAGTTTGTATGTCATTTCCAAGTTCCCAGTGGTCAGCCCATTATCAGCAATTTTGGACAGCTCGTCTTCGATTCTTGCGCATAAGTCTTTAATATCTCTCATAATCACACCTCCTACGCTTCTCTGGTTACGACAATGTTTGCGTTCGCAACAGAAATAGCCTGATCGCTTGTGTTTTCTACCGCGATATTAACGCAGCATCCGTGAGGCACATCAATATAGATGCCAGAGGACACATTATTGTACTGATTTACTGCTGCCGGTGTGGAAATCATCTGGGAAGAAAGAACCGGCTCACCAGAGATTGCAATTGCCAGAGAAATAGCTCCGACAGTACCGCCTGTTGGAATTGCGATATTACCAGAAAAATCCACGAAGAATCTCGCTTTACACTGGTTAGTCAGTCCTCTTAGAGTGATGATTCCGCTTCCCTCTCTGTGCTGAATGCAGTTAGAACCCTTAACTGCTGTATTTGAAAATACTACGTTTCCATTTGCTGCTACAGTCTGAGCAGCTACACTTGTAAATTCTGCCATAATTTTTACCCCTTTCATATCACAAAAGGACAGGTCTCAGCCTGCCCCTCTGTGTAATACGGCATAAGCCGACATCCGAAATCAATCGAAAGATACTCTCGATATGAAGTTGCTAGCAATTACATCCGGTGTTGCATCCACATCCGTAATATGTGTTCGGGTTAGGAACCTGATATGCCGGAATCGGTGCTGGATTAATCGCATTAATGAGCTGCTGTGTCTGTGAAGCCATTGCAGTTGTGAGAAGTGCACTCTGGCGATCCTGAGATGCAGCACGTCTGAGATCATTGTTTTCAGCCTGCAGGCTAGAAATCTTTTCATTGCAAAGATAATCAAGAATAGCTCTTGTTCCAGCGTTCTGGCTGTCAATAATGTCTCTTGTATTGCTGTTCATGGTGTTCTGCAATGCGCAGGTGTTCTGTGCCATATTGTAATTTACGCCCTGAATTGCTTCTCTGGTTTCGCAGCAACAGTTCGCAAGCTGTGCCTGTAAAGCATTAGTATTCTGCATATTAGCCACAGTATCGGCATTAATAGCCTGCTGGATTCCGAAGCCGGTCTGCATGATGTTTGTGTTGATTCCATTGAATCCGGTAAGCATACCATTGTTCATGGCATAAAAGCCATCGCACAGGCCACTGTTGATTCCATCAAGTTTGCTGATTACCGCTGAATTGTCGAATCCTCTCTGAATGTCTGCCTGAGTAGCTGCTGTGGCTGCATATCCGCCGCCATTGCCATTATTGCCCCAGCCGTTGTTTCCCCATCCGAAGAAAGCAAAAATGAATAAAACAATAATCCACCAGCTACCATCTCCGCCAAACATGCCATCATTATTTCTACTATTTCCAGTAGCAGCGGCAATATCTGCTAAGCTATAATTTCCATCCATAATATAATCTCCTTTTTGTGTATTTACATCAATCTGGCCAGATTGTAATGTACTATTTCATTCCTTTCAACATGTGTTGAAACTGCCCCGCCATCTGCTGAACCTGATTAAGTTGCTGTTGGGAAATCTTCCCAGACTGCAACATCTTCTCAACTTCTGCTTTCGGATCTCCCTTAAAATTCTGTTTAAACTGCATAAACTGCTGTATCATCTGCATTGGTCCGTTTCCCTGTGGCATTCCACCACCGAGGGCATTGAATAATGGATTACTCATCTGCATTTCCTCCCTTGACCGCTGATTCCTGTACGGTATTAGCCCTAACAGGTTCAGAAAAAGAATTTAATCGGTTTATGATAGCTTCGTATTTGCCTTTCAAATCATCGTATTCCTGTCGAGTAACATATTTACTGTCCATGTTCTGAGCAGGCTGTTTAGGCGGCATCTGAGAGCCTATCTCGTGGTATTCAAATGTCCGCAGTGGCTGTGGCATACCGGATACATCTGTGGATTTTATGTAGAACTTTTCACTCTCTGAATCCATTAGCAAAACACTTGTCCCGGGTGCTACCAGATAGGATTTTGCACCAACTTCACCGGATACCCACAGGATACCATTGTTATTCTGCTGGGGCTGTTGTACTGGTTGAGCCGGCATCTGGACAGGCTGTTGCTGGAGCTGATTCATCTGCCCCGGAACGCCAAAACTATATTGATAAGGATTGTTATATAATGCCATCTTATGCACCACCTTTCTGATTATATTTTTACATAAAAAAAGAACCGGAAACAGGTCGTTTCTGGCTCTAATTAGTATCCAAAAAGTATCAGCACACTTTAATTATTTTATTGTTCACCCGGCGGCTTAACCGTTTTGCCGTAGATATACTCACGTTCATCTGCTCAGCGCAGTATTCGAGCGTATGTTCCTTGCATCTCAGCCGAAACAGTCTTTCTTCGTCCGGTGTGAAATTACGCTCTATCAAGAATCTGTCTATATCTTTCTTCGTGAACACATATAATTTCATGAGCATACCCCTTACTAATGCTAACGTTGATTCTGCGCAAGATAATTTGTAAGCTTCTGTTTTGTTTTTTTTAATTCTTCTACATTATTCCCACTAATCTGACTATCCAGCATGGTCGACAACACTTCCAGAATTAATGAATCTCGTTCTGCGATTCTCCGAAGACTTTCATAATCTCGTCTATCATGTTCTTCCAGTGTCTCTACTCGCTTATTAAGTCGGAATGCCGGGGTAATCCATTTAAAGATTACGGCTGCCGCCCCTCCGACAATAGACACCCCTCCGCAGATAGAAAGGAAAATCTGTACAAATTCTGATATGCTCATTTAGCTACTCCTTTTCCCAGTAATATACCGGGATCTCATTACCACTATCCCATGTATCATAATATTTGCCATCTTGTACTGTCACCACATGACCATCTATGCAGAGGATGTATGTGTCTGTCTGATGGTCTGCGCAAAAAATCATTGACTGTATAGATATAATGTTCTGATTGTTCAATCAGTTTGCGTCTGTATCCATGCTTGTAGAGATACGCTCCCCAAACGTAATTAGCTGATGGCATATCTGACAGAGTGCATGCCTGTATCATTAATCCGGTAAAAACTGTTTCCCAATCAAAGCCGGTTGCTTTGCATATTGCCCGGACAGCACAATCTCCGACTCGATTCCCGGCAGGATTCGGATTATAATATTCCCATCTGTCCATCAGTCAATCCCCTTTGCTATTTTATATCTCTTTGCCGCTCCTCTGGCTTTTGCGGCGTTCTGGCGGTTCCACTTCGCTATCATAAGTCGGTCTTGCAGTTCTCTCATGTCATTCTGCTTGCAGTAATCTTTGTATGCAGCATTTTGTTTCTGTAAAAGATAAGACTTCCGGTCAAGGTCTTGTTGTAATGCGAATTTTACCTGTTCGTCCTTGCAGTTATCAACCGCCGCTTGCATTCCAAGGACTTCACGCTTCGTTTTGCGGATTCTTCGCTCATAAGTACGTTGCCGCTGTTCTTTTTCGTACTGTTTACCTTTGTCGGCTTTGTCCTGCGCTGATAATTCCGCATAGGGATTCGGCATTCCTTCCACCCAAACCGAAAAATGATGCCTGCAATTTACTCCACATATTCCATCGGCTTCGCCATAATGACAATTTTCAATAAAATCAGGATAAGTATGTTTTTTATTCATAAATAGCCACCCCATAATTACTCAATATTTGTATATCCCCAATATTTTAATTCCATTTGTTTCCTTGCTATCACTGCTTCTTCTTTGGTTTTAAAAACTCGATCTTCTACGCGTTTTCCGCCTACAGAAATATAAGCTCTCCATTTTGAATGATTATTGTCAAATAAAACTCCCTTTATACCACTTTTATTGTTCTTGTTTAATGTTGTGGGATTTTTTATGTTTTCTACAATTTCGTCAAAAGTCCATCCATGATTAAGCCTTTTTCTTATATATTCACGATGAACGCCAAAGAAATGTTCCCATTCACCTACGGTTTTTGTATCTCCTTGGTATTTAATTTTCCAACTGCTTTGTTTGTTGTTGTTTTGCCATTCTAATGGCACCCACCGACAATTATCAGGAGAATACCCTTTATTAACATCTATCCTGTCTATTGTAAGTTCTTTTTCGTACCCGCTTGTGTAAGCCCATAATAAAAAAGGTTTGAATTCTTTCCATTCATCACATACTGTTATTCCTCTATCAAAATACGCCACTTTGTTATGAGGCTGTGCCTTTTCAGATGTTCTTATTTTCATGCCTGCCCATATTTTGTATAATCGAGTTTCTGCCATTCCGTGAGAATATCTGTAGGATTTCCCTGAAAGTGGTTTTTCTTTTTTACCATTTTTAATACAAAATTCTTCAAAAGTCATTGTGCTTTCTCCTTTCAACTGCATTTATCTACATTCAATTATATCATTATTTTATTTTAATTGCAAGTAGTTGAAAGTTATGATAAACTTTAGTATGAAAGGAGTTGAATAAAATGTCAAATAACAGAGGTTTAAAAAACCGTGTAGCAATATCAAATGCTATTGATCGTGAAATTTATGAAAAATTAAAATCGTATTCTGATGATACTGGAATACCTATCAGCAAAATACTCGATAAAGCAATTTCATTGTATCTCGATTCTGTTAAAGATAAGGCTTGATTTCTTTTAATTTTTCCCAGTCTATAGAGAATACCTGCCCTTGCCACACTTCATGGCTTGGGCGGCTTCCTATATGCGCCGATGTCAGCACTAAGCCATATCCCATTTCTTTCATTCTTGCCAACTGAATATCAGCGCACGCCTGTGCCACGCCAGTTCTGACAGAACGTGCAACTGCTGTTTCAATCGTGTCTTTTCTGCCAGATGGATATGTGACAGTAACACCATCTGATACAACGTTATTGACTGCCTCTTTGATGGCTTGCGTATACCCAACTGCTCCAGTCATTACATGATTATATGCAAGGTCGCATTGCTCGATATATAGCCTCTGAGCGGCACTTGCGGTTGTTCGTGTGAAATTCTTCCACTCGCCCATGGTTGCAAGCATGTTGCGCTCCATGAGCCTTATCATTGCTGGGGACTGTTCGAGCGGTACAGGGCTTAATCCTGCTGCCTTATAGACTTTATTGTCATAGTTCATTGCAGTGATTCCGGCATCTTCAAACGCTTCAAGAAGTTCCTGTTGTTCACGTTTGGTATATTTGGATAGTTCTGCTAGAATGTCCTCTAGCAGTTCGCCAGATTCCTGTAACGTTCTAATTCTCCACGCATCGGCATTGGTCAGAATATAATCCTCACCTCTGCCGATTCTTGACATCATTCTGGATACAATCTCAGAGATGATATACTGATGCAATTCTTCCGCAATCTGTTCACTGCCCTCTGTTATCCGGCGTAAATATTCTGGGCTTAACATAATTACTCATCTCCAAACAGTTTTGGTTCGTCTGGCTGGGCTTCTTTAATCATTGCTTTCGCATCGCTTTCCGTCATTCCTTCGAATTTTACAAAATACAGCCATACCGGAACCTTTCCAGTGGTCACATACTGCCACCATCTTGCACGGTCGTTTTCACGCACATACAGGATATCTCCAAAATCATAATTGACTTCATAAGCCCCAACCGGTGCAAGTCCGTACAGGTCAGCATAAACGTTCAATGCGTAGATAACTTCATCTAGGCAAGACTCCAACTTATCCCTTACATCCTTGACGAACTGCACTGTCCTCTGCTGTTCTGCTTCTACTCCTGTAGCTGTCTGAATGCCGCTAGATTCGTTAAAAACAAAGTACCCGTTGGAGAATCCAATCTTGTACCCTAACTGGCTTAAAATGGCGTTTATGCCGCTTATACGGGTATCTGTGTTGAGAATCGGATTGATTTCCTGATAGAACTCTTTCTCGTCCTGTCCGAATACGTTTTTCACATAATCTGGTAAGCTCATTTCTAAGCATCTATGTTCCATTGCCCGTGGTGTCATAGCGGAGACAGGTGAACCACTCGGCATCAACAATCTGTCATCTGCCAGAACAGTCCTCTTAGAATCAAGGATTTCTTTTGCGTTTCTGCTGTATGCAATGTCGAGGTCTTTTAACTCCTCAATGGCTTCGGCAAATATCGGAAGTCCCAGTGGCGTACTAATATCCACATTGTTAGCCTGCGGTGTCCGCAGTACTCCGTACAAAGCTCCATCCAGTTTCTCACCGTTTGCCTTGAGGATTGGCGGCGTATCTGCCATTAGGTCGGCCCACTTGGTTTGTTTAAGGTCAATCTTGTCTCCGATTGACTGAGGTGATTTTGATACATAAGCTCTGTTGGAAACATAGTACGGATAAGTTGCCGCACCATCTATTGTTGTCTCAACAAACCTGTGATATTCGAGCCTTGTGTAGTATTTTCTGCCAACAGTATAAGAATCCTTGAATATAATCCCTTTGATTTCCTGATTATCATAATCCACAATCATCACATCTGCCGGAGTAAATACGTCAAGGCTCTCGCCGTTCGGCTTAATGAACACGGTTCCGTAAGCGCAGCCATATTCTACCCAGCGCCGAATCTGGAAGTATACCTTGTCTATCTGTTTCTGTAACCATGCCGCCCTTGCAGAACCATCTATCTGAATGCCAATCGCCAATGTTGCAAGTCTGGCAGTCTCAGAACACACAGATTTAGCAAAATTAATCGTTTTGATATTATTCTTATCATCCAGCCATTCTGGCACGCCCCTATAGATGTTCGCGCACCGGTTAATCAGCGATTCCATTTCCGGGAATTCTGCTGCCTGGATATTAAAATCCTCTTCGGCTTGTTTTTTGAAAATCATGTTAAACCACCTTTTTAGTGTTGTTATAAGTCCCATTATGCACTCACGCCCCAGTATTTTATCTCACCCTGCCTACGTGCTTCTGCTGCTTCTTCAAGCGTGTCATGCCTGCCTAGATCAACTTTTTTATTATCTACATAGATTGTTGCTCTATATTTCCCTCTGTCCATGGAAACACCAGTAACACCAGTTGAATTTATTTTTTCCATTCTTTTGTTTCTTGCCTGCTGAGTCCATGTTGCCCATCTGCAATTTTCTGGCGAATAGTCCGAATTTGTGTCTATTCTATCAATACTCAAATTATCAGCATATCCATTTTCTAATGCCCATAGAACAAACGCTTCTGAACTTTTATTCCATTCTTCGCAAACCCTTATCCCTCTCCCGCCGTAATCCTCATAGCCTTTGTCATTGGGATTATTGCATCTCTGGCGAATCCCTTGCCATATTTTATATATTCGTCTATATTTTAGGCTATATCCTCTTTTAAGCATTAGTCCCTCTTCTCCTCCATAATGATTCTGTTGCGTATCTACAAGCATCGACTAAATGGTTGTTCTCGTCAGGATATCCACTTATAACGTTTCCATCTTTATCTCTTTCATATTCGTACTCTGAAAACTCTTTGTAAGCGTTAGGTGTTCTTTTGGGGTCAATAACAATAGTTCTTGTCTGAAGCCATTTCATAGAATACTCCACACTTCCAGGCCCTTTTATCGCACCCCTTGCTGGAAGTCCAAAGTCTCTATAATCATTGATTGATTTAGGCTCCGCAGAATCGCAAGTAATAGTATAATCATCGTATTTTCTTTTTAGAATCTCGTCTGCTGATTTCCTATTACTCCATTTGTTTTCGTAAATTTCATCAATTAGATATATCTTTTCAGTGTTATGATTGTAATACAAACGTATAAAAGCATACGGGTCAGGGAAGAATCCCCAGTCACACCCCTGAAATATTTTGTCCATGCGACTGATTTCTTCATCTGTAATATCTCTAATCTCCAGATATTCAAATACGTTTCCGCCGTCACCATTCGGAACGCCCAAGTATTCATGCTCATAGGCTTCTGGATTGATTTCTTTCAGGTGCGCTGCATCGTCAATAAACTTCTGTCCGAGCCACTCCGCCGGAGCTTCCAAATAACTCGAATGATGGATAACTCTTTTCGGGTTAGGTGTAAGCTTGATCCTGTTTACCCAGTTTGATTTTGATTTTGGTGGGTTATATGATGAAAAATCATAGGATTCATCGCCGCCACGAAGCACTGACTGATTAACAGAACGTTCCTGGGCATCTCCCTTCATTTGGTCTTTTTCTTCTTTCCAGAGGATTCCGATATATCCAAACTCCGGCTTAATAGATTTCAGTTTGGTTTCATCGTCCAGACCACGGAAATATATTGTCTGTCCCGTCTTAATATACTTAATCTCAAGTGGTGACACCTTGCATTCAAATTCTTCCATTAGCCCCAGTTCGTTGATAGCCCATTTCATGTTAGCATATACAGAATCTTTCAGAGTACCGGCCACCTGTCTTGTAATGCAGGCGTGCATCTGAGGATTGTTCTTAATAAGTTCAACAATCTTAAAAGCTACGAATGAAGATTTCAGACCGCCTCGACCACCCTCGAATACATATTCGATATTAGGCTTGATTTGCCGGTTAATATCCACGAATGCCTTACCAAGTACTCTGGCAGGAAGCTCATATTTGCTTTCGTCTGATTTTGATACGGCTACCAACTGTTCCCATTTGTCCACTGCCTGCATATTTCCTTTGATGGCTTTATTATATACGGCAGCTACAATACAGGCATTGTTATTTGCATCCTCATCAGATATTCCCATTTTTGTGAGTTTCTTCTTTGCAGCAGTCGGAGCAGGGTTCTCAGCTATCATTTTTGCTAATTCAGAAAGGGTTTTCTTTTGACGGCGAGACTGACCAGAAGCAATGCCGCCTTTTTGGCCGTTTTTCGCTGCTTCTTCACTGCTTCGACCAGGTTTAAAAGGTTTTAAATTTTCCTCGTTTGCCATCCTATTAACATCCAATCATATCCTTTCTGAATTAAAACGCCCTAGCATAGTTATAGTTATATATACTATAATACCATACTAGGGCGTACATAGCTCTCTACCACTTTTATAAATTTTTAAGTTTTTTAAAGTCTGCCAATTAATTTGGCCAGATGATAATATTCCGCCATGACCTTGCGCTTATATCCGTAGAAGTCATTTTCTGTTGCAGGAACCGTCCTGATCTTCTCCATTGTCCGATAGCCGATACCGTTCACGATGCTGTCATAGATTTGCGATTCGATGCCGGGTGCATATTTGATAGATACCTGTAACAGATTATATTTATCGCTCTCACTAAGATTCCGCAAGTGACTTTGTAATGTCGGTATATCATCCGGCGGCACTCCGTAGTCAATCAGTGTTGCCTTTCTCAGTTTCATTTATTTCACCTTCTTCATTCAAGCTCCAGTCACATGGCATGCCTCGAAAACATTCTGGACAGTATTCGTAGAATCCGCAGCCTTTGCAATCCGCTGGCTGTCCAGTACAATATTGCTGTAGTACGTGGTATGCTGATATAGCAAGGTTTGGCGTTATGTCTGGTGTAGGTTTGTTATTCATTTCTTCATCTCCTCCAACTTCTTCTCAGCTTCTTCACGGGTGAGAAATAATGATTCACCGATTTTATCTATATCCGACAACTCAAATACGCACTTGTCGATTGTACATGGTGTCTTATTTGGAATACCTAAGATGTAATATACTTCTGTTCCAACCTTACACGGCAATCTCACAAGCAAACCCTGTTCTTCTAAGTCTTCATAGTCGCAGAGTTTTCGCACCGCTGAAATGTAATCGTGCTGTTTAACCCAGACATCTGATTCTCCGTCTGGTGTAACATCGTATCTTTCTGTTAATCTCTCCATCTACTTCACCTTTTTCAATTTCTCCACAGCCCACTTCAAAGACTCAACAAACTCATCGTTTAATGCTGAGCGATCTGGATTCTTGATAAATTTTTCAATAGTGCTAACTGCTTTCTCTTCTAATTTAGGTACTGTAAATTCACCATTTTGTGCAATTTCAAGAAGCTCATCAATGTTGTATTTCCAATTAGATATATCACACAAAAACTTGTGACACTTAGTGTTTCTTTGATTCAATACACATTCTATACATTCACGTTCACAGCATTTGGTTATATCTGAATACCACTCAACAAACTCTCTTGCCGTAATTTCTTTCGTTCCAAGGAGTTCGGACGCTTCATACAATGTCTTTTCAAAATCTCTGCAAGTAACGTTCTTATCGTCATAAAAATTCAATATGTTTGGAAATGGAATTTTGATAGGGTTTAAATGGTTCCCTCTCGCCCATGTGAATCCCTGAAGCTTTGCCATTTTCAGAACACTCAAATATTCTTCCTGTGTTTTTACAAACACGCTTTTTCCTGTTAAATCAATCATCAGAATCCTCTCCTCCTGCAATCTCATCAATATACTGGTTTCGTCCATCGACCATCCCGCACTGATAATCCGCCATATCATTCTCGGTAGTGCTTTTCTCCGGCAATGGCTTCAATGGACACCAATCAGGTCTTGATTTGCTTTCGCAATCATAATGTTCTTCTGTCATCAAAAATACATCGTAATCTAAACAGTAAGCTAATTCACACAAACCCTCATATTCAAGTTCACCGCAGTATGAAATTCCGAACGGGCAATCATAGCAATTCTCTGGTGTATCTATCACTAACGCTGATTTACTCATATGTTTCACTTCCTCTCAGCATCAGGCTCAAAGTATTATACCCCGGACAAGTCCTGACTCCGTTTCTGGTATCTCTTAACAGGACACAGTACGGATATAATGCCATAACCTCGTAGACGTGTTCTATGGTGTCTTCGCCGCGCTGGTCGATGTATTTGAATCGCTTTCCCGGTCTAAGAAAATATCTTGCGCATACATACGCTTTAGTTCCGAATCTCATACTTGCACTACTCATTCAACTCTCCCCATCCTTCACGATTTTGATTGCAACTTCAAACGCATCAGTTTCACCCTCGAAATACTCCGATGCTTTCTGTAATGCAGCAGTTCTTGTCTTTTTTGTTTTCAACTGCTCCACAACCTTGTCCGCATCAAAAGCTGTCGGCTGTTCTTGAACAGTTGTAATTGCAAGATGTGTAAATAAATCCATCGGAGAAACATCATTTTCCGCAGCTTTCTGCTTTTCTTTATCCCAATACCATTCGCTCATTTCTTGAATTAATTTATCAGCGTCAATTAATCTGCTCATTCAACTCCACCGCCTTTCACGATTTCAATTGCTTTATCAATTGTATTTGCAATATTTTTGTAAGCACAATCTTTGTCTGCATCGCCTGTATTTGCAATTGTTAGGAAGTATCTCATTTTTAATTCTTCTAATTGCTCAATAACCTTGTCCACATCAAAAACTGTCGGCTGTTCGTCAATAACTGCACCTATTACAAAATCCATATCCGAATTTCCAAGAGATTCAATTATTTTGTCTGCATCAATCAGTCTGCTCATATTCTATTCTCCTAACTGTTTTAAAATTTCTTTTGCAATTTTATTACTTTCCTGCATGGAAATTCCCCATCCATTATATTTTCTGTGGCATTCATCACAGTTCCATTCACCATTATCACTTTCTTTAATTTCGCTATTGAATCTGCAATTATCGCAATACATATGATCGAGAGTGCTATAAATGATGCTTGCAATATCGTCTTGTTTGCTATTAGCATCGTCTACGTGTTTCTGTCTGTTTAAATATTCAAATACTCTCAGCTCATTTTTTTCCGACCCATTTAATCCATGCACCGCAATCCCCGCAATACAATCCTGTATTATTCCTAACTTTCTTGACAAAAAGGTTTTTACTATTGCACTTTGGGCATCTATATTCTTTCATCTATTTTTCCTCCCATACTCCCAATAACCGCATTCTCTCATACAGTACAGCGACAGTCTTGCGTCTGTATCCATAAAAGTCTTTTGGGTTCATCTGGATATATCTTTCTTTGCTGATTTTCCTGTAACTTTTCCGGTGTAGGATATTCTCGATTACCATATCCGCTATTACCGTGTTTTTCGGGCAAGCTGACAAGGCGGCACTGGAAAGCAGGTATCCGTACTCTGCCGGGAAGTCTTTCAGCATCGTGTTCAGTTTTTCAATGTCCTCTGCCGGAATACCGTAGTCTTTCAGCTTTTTATTCCTTGTCAGCATACCATTCTCCTTTCTATTTGTCTGAGTGGTGCTTGTCGTACATGATCGCCACACATGCAAGACCAACCACTCCAAATATGGTTCCAAGGGTGAATCCTAATAAGAATGTAATCATGCTTCCACCTCGCTATCCACTGGCATATAAAACACGGATTCTTTTCCGTTCCAAGCATCATCGTTTTTTACCGACATAAATTTACAATATGCTTCCTGAATCATATCCAGTACCTTTATGGCTTTTGCTTTGGTGGAATATTCTCCGAGTAAGCAACACCATCCCATATCTCTTCTTGCGCTTATTACTCCACCCGAAACTTCGATATCGGGTAAAAATTCAAATGCAACTAAAACTTCCTTATTCTGACTTCTGATTAACATTTTGCGTCCTCCTTGTAATTCTCAACCGCAGCTATCTTATTTTCGTACATTGCAATTATGTTTTTAAATCTGCGAATATCGTTATTGTATTTTTCCAAGAATGTTTCTTTTACGAACTGATAATTAGGTTCTTCCAACACAATGTACGGTGTTGAAGAACCAGAAATTTTTCCAATATCTTCCTTTTTCACATATCCAATGTAAAGTCCTTTTGGAAACTGCGTTACTGCTCTGTACGTCTTTGGTTTTTCTATTACCTCACATTCTTCAATTCTGACTTTAAAAACAGAGTCTCCGAATGTTCTAGTTTCTGGATTGAATTTTCTGCTGCTGCCCAAAATGTAGAAATATAATTTCATTTTTCGCCCTCCTTGTCTTTCTCACAGAATCCTCTATGTTCGTGCACGGAATACTCAATTCCTCCGCTATAATTCATATATGTAAGCCGTTCTCCTGTCAGTTCACATTTTCGCTTTCCCACATTCAAATACTCACAAGTCCCTCTACAATAGCTCATTTCTGCCCTCACTTTCCCCGTTTTCGTATTATAACCCGGCTTTTTCCAACAATTTACCTATATCGGAAATTTTCGTCTTCTGGTTGTACTCGAAAGAAATTTCGCCGTTTTTGTCGTTCTTGAACATTATCCTGCTTGTTACCGTGCAAGTATTACCAGAAAATTCTATACTTCGAAATCTGGTTGAATAGCTTGTGTATTTTGAAAATGCCTTCAAAACTTTCTGATACGTTTTATACTGCACACCTTCAAGAATTTCGTACCCCAGTTTTTCCTTGTTAATGACCGAAAAAGTTTCGTTATAATAATTGCACAACTTTTTAGAGCCTATTTCCCGGATAACGACGCAATCACTTTTTACCTCATGCACGAAACCGACCATAAATTCATTCGGGAAAGTAGTAGTATTCGCCATAACTGGATCACCGGCTTTTAATTCATGCGTGTTAAATATAAACGGTCGAATATAATCTTCTTTCTTTGCCGTACAAGAAGTCAGTCCCGGTATGATCCTTGAAATAATAATCATCAAAATGTGTTCTTTATCTCTCATTTTTCTTATTCCCTTTCCCCATGTAAGCAACTGACACGCTATTGTGCAGTGGTACATGATTAATTTATCCAAATGCTACCTGCCCGTTATTCTGCGGGATTCTTTAATACAATCCCTAACTCTTCTTTAATAGCGTCTACATAATCAATCCATTCTGCCAGACCGTCATTGATATAATCGGCAGCCCGGTCAAGTCCATTTCTGAATCTCTGACAGCGCTTCTCGCCAAAACCGAAATCATCATGCAGAACGGCGATCGATAATATTACAAATGAATCCGCTATAACCTCTTTTATCTTTTCTGACGCTTTATCAAGGTCTTTTACTGCCAGAGAGGTATGTATCCCGGTCACACCCCGGAACTTGCATTCCTGTTCGAGGGCTTCAATCCCGCCCTGTTTGACAATTCGTCTGGCAAGGTCAAGCCCGTCCTCCCTGCCCCGTTCATATTCACGCATTTTATTCATTGTGTTAGACC